TGATGCAGCTAAATTACCGCCCTCAAATAGGCCCGGTTCCTTGGTTAAGGTAATATTTTGCATTCAACCACAGTTCATTCTTTTGAGAGAATTCCAACCCGTCATTTCTTGTCAGCAATGGGATAAACAGCTTGTTCAAGACTGCTTGCTGTTCACTTGGAAAAATGAATATCACATCATTATCAAGTGATATATGTTCTAAAATCCATGTTGCTTTAACTGCCGGATGATAGGGTAAGTCTTTATCGGCTGAACGTATATTGTAATTTACTTTTGGGAAAAAGAAATCTCCATGACTATCATATTGGCTTACGTTCTTTCCGCTATTCCATTCGATGTAATAATCAGGAAATGGATCATTCCCTTGGCTTTCATAATGCCAACGTTCTTTTAAATCTTGCAGTTTTTTTTCTTCATTGGCAATACTTGAAAATTGTGTTGCGTTTCCCCATATTAATGCGGTTTCAAACACATCAGACGTGCCTATCAAGTATATTTTTGCCCCTTTGATAATTTCTACTCCGTTTCTTATGTATCTAGCGTCAAGGTAAAATGAAGCAACGGAATATTGGCAGGATGGCAGGTCTGCGTGAAGAAATGCAGACTGATTCCTCACTGTGTTTGGAAGTTTAATAGTGTAGCTTGTGTTACTTACAATTTTGCCTATATCGGTGAATATATTATTCTTGTATTTTAATGTGATATTGGTGCTGTCGTCCATATCTACTAATTTGTTGTTGGCACCGACATATAATAATTCATTTCTCATAAGCTCTGCACGTTAGTTTCAGGTAATATAATGTTCGCTTCAAAGTCTTGCAGTGATACCCGCTGTTTGACGAAATTTCCCACAGACACATTTACGGCCATCCATCTGGCGTTACCGTTATCATCATAGCCCATGAACATATCAACAACAGGAGATGTGGCCATTTGGTAAAGGAAGTCATAAGTTATGCTGTCTATTAATGGAGCGCATACGGGAAGTGTCGTTTCTTCCATTTTCCTTTGCTTTCGTCCGCTACCTCCATGGTATCCGTTCTTGTAACTGTAATCCTGCATATTGTTTCTGATGAACTCTCCGTCATTGGATACCTGCGAAGTCTCGTCTCCTTGCATGAATAGCCAGTAACACCACATTCCATGGCGGTTGATCCATCTCAAGTATATTCCACAGTCTGAATTGTCAACCTTACAAGTGATCTTTGTGGCCATATTGAGCAGCCCTCGGAAGGTGAAATCAAAGGTGTGGTCAAAAACAGATGCTGCCGTATTACTTCCAGGTAGATAAAATTCCACCCTGTCTGAAGCATCTATTCCAGCAAGAATGATATTCCATGCATTTTGTCCTGATAATGCGATAGGGGAGCTTTCGGAACCATCTATAGTTACTTTTACATTCCCTGATGTTGCAGAGTATAAGCCTACAGAGAATGGGTAGTTTTTGAACCATGTCAGCACTCGGCTTCCATTATACTGCTCTCCAACCTTACTGGCTCCCCACAATATGAATACGTTGAACTGGAAGCTGTTTTCAAGTGTTCCTGATTCGTTATACATATCAAGCTCTATGCTAAACAGACGTCCTAACTTACTATCTTCGGCGTGAGTTGACTTGTAATCGACTTCTCTGTATTCGTCAAAATAGCTCTGCGTATAGAATGATAGGTCAAAGAAGCAGGAACCACCGAACGTCGCTCTGTTCTCTCTGTCTGATGTGGCTGTGGTGGTGTCCGTTACCGTTGCAGTAACAGATTGATAGTTTCCGCCAAGGATATTTATTATCACAGGATTAAAGCAGAATCCTATTTGGTCAGGATATTCAATTGTTGTATTATCTATCGTATGTGTTCTCATTGTCGAAATTCAGATTTATATGTTCAACTTCTGTTTCATATATAGCCGATACCCTGCTGGCTATATTGTCCACGGTATTTTCTAGATCACGGGAATAGATTTCCTCATGTTTTCTGTTTCGGTATAGTTCCGTTCCTTCCTTGGCTATCTTTCTAGCGACAAGGTAGGCGAAGGAATCGGGCTTCTTTACTTGTATACCCTTATCTTCCACCCATTGGCGGATAATCTTGTAAAATCCTTTCGGAACTTTCCCTGGCCCACGTCCGGTTTCTAGTACCGCGAATGCCTGCCTGCCCCACAAAACGCCTCCGTCCTCCGACATTTCTACTTTCAGACTGCCCTTTGTCCTTCCACTGGCTACTTGTCCGGCTGCTTCATGGTTGGCTATAATTCGCTTGCGTAACGCTTCCAGCTCTTCACCTATTATCCTTAGGGTTCCGGCTTTAGTTTCTGCTGCCATATACAATCTCTTTCACGCTCTTGTTGCAAATAACAGTACCCATTATCTCTTCTAACTTAAGTTGGATAACTATTCCGGTTACATTAACATCCAGCTTGTCATAGAAAACAGAATAAGGGATATCTCCTGATATTTCTTTGAACATCCCACTCCTGTTCAATAGCAATATGAATTCTTTGGCTTTATTCTTGCATCCTTCTATCACTGCATCATTTTCTGTGCCATCAAAATCGAACTTGGTTTTATCCATGAATGCCATCATACAGTTAGGGCAGTCTCTTAACTGCTGTCTGCCTAGATTAAAAGTTCCGCTTACAGGAAGGAGATTAAGCACTGCCGGCAATTTAATCTTGTCCAGTCTTATATTGGCTGTTTGCCAGTTGTCAAAAAGGTAACTTACACCCTCCATAGAGTCTACTATCTTTTTAATTTTTTGCTCTACCGTCATTTCTTCTTACTTAATATGTTTCTTAATCTACGTTCGAATCTTACTCTTTTGGCGTCCATGTCAAGACATTTATATACTCTGACCCATGGCACGCTGTCTACTTCTGCATGATCAGTGATACCCATGCGCTGCGCATAGTAATCAATCATGCCGAAAGGTCCAAAATTTAGCAATTCGGATCCTGCTTGCTTCTCTTCGGGTGTGGGTGGTACATTAGTCGACGCGAATAGTTTATTTATTCGTTCAACTTCTTTGGCCACCCATTGTACGAATCCCAGTACATCGCTAGCTGGAAGTTGGGATATATAACGTTTACTCAGCCCCATCAGTACAGTACAGGGAACGAACAAGATATCGTGTTCTGTTTCGATGGATTGCAGTTGCATCAGTTCTCCCATATTTATGTCGTTTAGGGTATCTGGTGTCTTATACTGCCCTAGTTGATAAGGTTTTCTCAGTTCATCCAACTTGGTTCTAATGACCTCGGGTTCGGTGGCAATGCTGCTTATTGTCAAAAATTCTTTTACTGTCATATCTTTCCTATTTTTGCTTTTGGTCGTTTGGGTGTTGGTTTGATGCGGAATATCATTGCCATTATCAGCATATCAAGGTAATCTGTGGAATGACCTAATATTTCTTTCATTTTTTCTTTGCTGATTATTCCTTTCTTCCGTGTGTCTGCATCAATATGTGCTTGTTTGAGAACTGACAATTCTTCAATGATCCGTTCTCGCTGTGCTTCCGTGCATACGATACGAAGCAATCGATTGTTAATCATCTCAGCCAGTTTGAAGGCACACTCTGATTTCAAATTGTCAAATTCAGGATTAATAGGTCGTGCTCCTCCATGAAACTCCTTGATACCGTTCAGATAGCTTTCAAGATAGTTCCCCAATCCGTCAGAGTCCGCAATCATCTTACTACGAGGAATAGAGCATTCTATCATCATCCGCTTTAGGTCTGTTTCAATGGATTTTCCAGTACTGTATTCCTGATCCAGTTTGATAAAACACACATTCCCTTTCCAATGACCGGCGATAAATCTGTCTCGTCCCTTCATTGCAAGGTCTGCAGAACCAGTAGATTCACCTGCAGGAGCAATGAACTCATTCGTGAACAAGTCACAGATAGCGTCGTAGTTACACAGGGCAGTCGGGTCATTATCATACTCCCAATTGCCGAAATATAGGCGTTCCTTTGTTACCCGGTCTTTTGTGTTTCGAAGACTTTCGATGTAGTCTTCTGTTGCCCAAGGATTATCCTGCACCAAAGCTTGGATAAATGCATAAGGAGCTTGTAATTTGTCCTCTTTCCAGGGCTTGTAGAATTCACGGTATAGCCAGTTTTTCTTCGGGTTGCAGGTGATAAGTATCTTTCCGGGTACATGGTATACATCGTTCATGTGGCGGCCGATACGGGTTTTCAAGACTTCGAAGGCAAGGTAGTGCACTTCACCAGCTTCCTCTATCCATCCTCCTGTATATTCCTTAGACCCCAATCGTTCATACATCGAATCTTTCACCGGATAATACGTCAAGTCAATATAAACGATTTCACTTCCGTTGTCGAAGGCTATCCCTTCATTTGTTGTCTTGTATGCCGTGAAGCTGTGAGAAGATGCTACCTTATTGAAGGTCACGGTAACGGACTCACGGCTATCCTTCAAATTATTTCGGCCAACAAACCAGCGAGTACCGGGAAGATAGTAGGCACATTGCATCAGCCATTCACAGCCTAGCCATGATTTACCACCACCTCCGGCACCACCATACAATAAAAATTTCGTTTTGCTGTCACGAAGAAAATTGTATGCCAATCGCTGTTTTAAGTTAACCTTTTGCTCCATATCACTTCAATTTGTCAGCTTCGGGAGTATAGGGAAGAAAGTCAAATCCGTTGAAGGGTTTGCCTTGTGTTGTATGATCCACTTCCTGTTTGTCGGACAACCCTAGCTTTCGGGCTATAATGTTTGCATTGAAAGCGCCAACACAGGCTCCTTCAAATTGTTGAGTCTCGATGGTTTCTTCCACCCGCGCGATGACGTGCAAAAAATCTTCATCATTTTTTTTCATGCATTCACTTCTGAAGCTACTCCACCAACGTGATGAAGTACCTAGATAGATACATAATCCGGTGAGAGAGTAGGGGCGCTGTGTAGGTGAAACTTCTTGTTGTGTTTGCTGTTCATTAACAGTTTCTGTTCTTTTACCTTTTTTGCGTCTAACAGGCATGGTACGTTGTATAGCCTTTCTTGTTGTCCATGGGTTTTCATCACACCATTGGAAATATTCGCACGCCGCCTCCCATAACGCTTCAGGCGTGGCGAAGAGTTTATCCCTGCCATGCTTGCTGCGTAACATCCAAAACTGATTTCCTTTAGGTGCTGCCATTGTTTATAGTGTTTTAAAGATTGGTATAATTTCTTTGTCCAGATCCCATTTGCGATTATTGGGAAGAGGAAGTGTGAATTCATATTGCAACGCTTTCAGATAATCATTCTTACTTGCGCTCCTTCCGTTGGTTGATGCTACTTGAAATGACGAACCTCTTAACTCTTTTTCTGGGCTTATCTTCATTCCTTTATCGAATATGTTAAAATCCTTTCCGATGTAAGCTGTGTTTAATCTGATGATGTCAGCTGTGGAATGATAATGCTGGAAGTACCATTCACCAAAACGGAAGTTGGCTGTGAAGTTCTTTGCGTCAAGAAATACGGCTTTAGAACGATGGTCGTGTGTTTCCTTGCGTTCAGATGATTTCTGGGCGAACAGCAGCGGAATGCCAGACCAGAATATCATTCCTCCGGGCTTGCATAATGCTGATAACGAAAGTAAGACATTCTTTTCATCCTCTTCTGAGTTCACAGAGTTCAACACGCTATCGCACACAACCACATCGTACAGCCCGTAGTCCGACAAGGTCTTGCATATGGAAGCACAGTCTTGCCTGATTTCCTTTTCATCAATGATGTCCGCTCCATCTTTGCGGTGGAAGAATTCAATGGCGTCAATGAGATAGCCTTTTTTCTTCAGTATGGTTGCGTAATCCTTTTGTCCGGCACCGAAATCGAGTATGCGCATATCCTTGGTGATGTATGGTATAACCTGCGTTTCATACAACGTTGAATGGCTACGCTTGCTTGGAACCCCGTTCTTTTGCCGTAGCCGTGCCTTTTGGGCAAAAGACTGTATATAGGTCTTTCGTTCCAGATGGGAATACTCGAACACTCCATATTCCTTAGAGAAGTATTTGAGCGCGATTTCTTCTTTCCCTTCTGGAAGGACATATACAAGTAGGTCCATACCTAATAGTTTTACCGTTTTGGCATATACTGTTGAGATGATCACTTTCCCGGTATGGTCACATACGGCATTTGCAAACTGGCCGTAACGGAGAATCATTTTCGTAAGGTCAACAACACGTGAGTTGTTTCCTCCTTTGGAAAGAATGGAGATATCTTTGTTGGATACAGTATAAAATCCTTCTGTTCCTTTAGGAAGACTTACATTGATTTCTGGTTGGATTTCCGACAACTCACATTCCGCATAGTTGTGAAGTTGGTTGAACCTTACTTCATCGGTGGAGTTTACACCATCAAGAATAAAGGCTGGAACATGGGTATACCCAAGCAGCTTCATTGTCTTTGTACGTTGGTGTCCTGCCATGATACGTTTATCCGATTGACGTATGATGATCGGTTTGATAATGCCTAATTCCTTGATGGATTTTTTTAAATCTTCTTGTGCTTCATTAGTGAGCAGGCGTGGGTTATATTCTGCCGGGTTCAATATTGATATGTCTATGTATTCCATCATAAGCTAAGTAGATTATTAACAAAACCAACCATTACACCGTTCTCATCCAAATATTCAGAAGCCCGTGCTTTCAGTGCTTCCAGTTCGCTTTCACTGACTGGAATCTTATACCCCTCAAATACTAAATATTTGATATGAGCTCCGGCTTCATAGTTTGCGTTCTTGAGTACATTATGACTGTCTTCTATATCTTCTGAAAAATCTGTCGGATCAGGAAAGCTGATGCCTTCCATACCCCAATTAAGCAACTCGTTACAATCCCAGTCAAACAACTTGGTTATGTCCCATTGTCCGTTGTTAACGTTATCACGTATGATTAGCTCACGTTCCCTTTCCTCGGTCAGGTTGGGAATAAGAACGGTCGGTACTTGTTGCATACCTAGCGATATACAGGCATCATACCTTTGGTTTCCGGCTATAATGATCAATTCGCCAGTACGGTCTGACAGGATGATCGGTCGGGCTTCGAAATAATCCGGATTGTTTCGGATTGACTCTTTAAGTTTGTCTAGCTGTTCATCCGAAATAGTTCTTGGATTGTTTTCCAGTTTCTTCAGTTCCTCTAGTTTTCTGTAAATAATTTCCATAATTGCTTTTTTTGCGTTACAGAAACGAAGGTACTTAATAAGGGAGCTAAGGGGAAAAATGAGGAAAACAAAGTACTGACACGGCTTGTCAATACTTTGTTATGTGTGTTATAATTCCTTTGTTGATATCAATGCCGAATTGCTGGTAAGATAAAGAATTACAGGAAAGTATTTCACTGGTAACCTGTAAAGTCTTGCATTCTTCTTTGATGAACGTTAATATGAAAAGTGGGAAAGATAGATAATGCTTTTTGCAGATTTTTGGAACGGAGTAGAAACGTGACTTTACTTGTTTTCGTTTTCATTACCATTGTAGCTATCCTCTGATAATCACATATCTTCCGGCGGCTATTTCACTTCTATACTCGACAGAATAGCCCTTGTCTATAAATGCTCTTATGACATTATCGTGCGCCAACTCCGAAATTTGGTGTCTGTCTTTAGCGTCACTTCCAGTATTTTTTGCCCAACAATGAGGCCAGTTATTTCCCCATCCTACGCCATAATGAAAGTAAACACATTCACCTTTCTTTTTGATTTCCGAGAGGATGAAAGATGCAAGTTCGTCTTCCTCGGATTTTCTTCTATTTGATTTTGGTATTTCTATTGTCAACATACTAATTTTTTTTTGAATTATTTCTTTATTACAACCGCCATAGTGCTAACAGTAGTTCCACTCTCTTTAAACTCGCCAGCTCCAATTTCAAAAACTTCTCCATGTACTTCTTTCAGCC